TAAAGCGTTCTGGTCTAAAAAGTATTGCATATCAGTATACCACAAATCTTTTCCAACCACCAACAATTTCGGTATTAATTTTTCGCTATTTGTTCTATTGCCAGAGAATAAAAATTGACAGCAATCTCTATACTCTTTTTGGATTTCTCTCATTTTACTAAAGACGTAAGATAAGTTAAACTTTTTTGGAGATCTTTTATTCTTTTCTTCCATTTGATATAAATCTTCTTCGACAACTACGAACATATAGCCGCCGACATCTCTACATCTCTGCATTTCTTTTTTGAATCTATCGTATCCGATTGTTACGGTTCCGCATAAATCTGCAAACGATTTTCTATCGACGTAAGTGTAGGAGTATAAATCTCCAGAGACTGCATAGTCTCCAACGTCGAGTTTTAACTTTTCTGAATTCGGAAAAGATAATGGTTTTTGTTCTCTAGTGTCTATATAGATCTTGCAATGCCCATAATCATCATAAAATTTTGCGGGCAAGTTATTTTTGAACATAGGCTCGATATCGCATATTGAACAAGCATTTGAATAGCTGCCAAATAACGCTTTATACATATCCATGGTAGGTAGATTAGAGGTGAATAATTCAATAGTGTTTGGTGCATATTTTAAATCCTTTTTTATTATTCGTTTCTTTAAACAATCAATTAAATACTGCTTTGCTTCTTTTTCCGAAGTTTTTTTACACCATTCGATCATCTGTTTATGATTCGAAAAGTCTTTTTCAAAATAATCATCATAATTTTTGAACTCTAAAAGCTGCCCAGTTAATTTATTTCTGCGGCCAAAGTGTTTGACATAATAATCCCCCAAAAGCATATCATGTTTTTTAAAATGAGCATGTAGGCTTTTCAAAGACTCGAATTTAGAGTCGCATTCTTTACAGTTAAATAGCATTAAACTTGTTTCCTTTCGATAAATTTTCCGAAGCGGTCAGTAGTTGCAAATTCCACGGAACATGTAATCCGCAAAAGTCTTTACCTTTAATTGGGTGAATATGATCTACGTGATATTTTTTAGTTGAACCAAATTGTTTTAATATGAAATTCAATTTAGCAGCAACTTTATAAAAGATCTTAATCTCTTTGGAAAAACTACGCGAGATAAGTGATTGGCAGATAGTTCTGCGCCTGGCGCTTTTGGCGGATTGTTGAGATCTTCTAGAAGGTTGTTCTTCCCATTTCTTTCGATAAGCTTTACCCTGTGGAGATTGATCCCACTTCTTCTTTGCTCTTTTATGTGAAATTTTGTATTTTTCACTCTGTCTACGAGTTTTTTCATAAGCTTTCCCATTTTCAGTATTAAGCCATTTTTTTCTTGATTCTTTTTTAGCTTCAGATAATCCATATTTCCTCCCCACTTCGACTCTATTTTCAAAAGCGCATTTTTTTATCCATCGCTCTTTATCTTTAGACCACGAATGGTAAACTATGTCTATATAATTAGGATGTTGATCTCCATAACTAAAGAATCCTTTAGCATTACCTGTTTGATATAGTGATTGATTAAGTCTCATATTAGATCACATCCTCCATGGACAGGCCAAGAATTCTTGCTTTCCATTCCGCCATTCCTTCGAGACGATGAGCTTCGTCTTTTACTAGGGCTTTTTGCATTTCTGCGATTTTAACCATATTGACTCTTTCTTCCTCATCTTGGAAATACTGAACTAATGATAGTATCGATGCATTTTCCTTATGCTTGCTCTGCATCCGCACAGATCTGTCGCCTTGTAGTTTTTTGGTTAGATTTTCGATGCGAGTTTCGCACTGATGATACTCAGAACTTTTCGCTTTGATAATTTCTGATAGACGAACGCTCATTTCATCTTGTTCGTTCGCGATTTCAAACATATCATTTAGCTTGTTGAGATGCTTGCTCACAACTTCTAAATTAATAATTTCTTTGCAGACGTTTAGATACAAATTGATTTCGTCAGAGGTTAAATCTGGCTTGTCCCAAGTTAAGCGAATAAATTCGTCCTCGAATAGTTCGCGGTCTTCTTTAGAAATATAATTGTTCATGACTCTCAAGAAGCGAGAGTTGTTCAAATTGATTCCTAGTTTTTCAATACATATTTTATACTGCCTATTGATTTTATCTTCTTGCAGCTCACCGCCAGTGGCATCATTAATCTTTTTTATGACACGGCTTGTCGATTTTGGAGCAACATAACTACTCAATCCAACATCGCCATCATTCGATGGAGAATAGTCTGGATTTACTTCCTGAATAATCGCAAAGACTGTTCTCTGCTCTTGAGAAAGAGGCTTCACCTCTTTATCAGGGAATAAGAGTTCGGCAATCTTTAGAGATGACATGCCATTGTTCGCTTGAGAGATAATGAACTTTCTCTGAACTTCTGTGATTACCAAATCTTCCTTTTTAGATTTGCGTGATGTTTCGAATTTCAGATTAGATTCGATCATGTATGCTCTAACCATACGACCTTCTTTGCTTCGGCCATCGATAGCTGGATTGTCGAAGACGACTCTAACAATTTCGTTTAAATCGGTAGTGCGACTAAAGACTTTTTTAATTAATGCTTTTTGTTCGTCTGTTAAATTCATAATAAGATATCGTTGTGTCGAATAATGTCTTCGGCTTTTTGTTTGAGCATTTTTTTGAGATTTTTTATTTGTTTATAACCAGCTTTTCGGTTTTTCTCATTCGTCTTGTATCCCATAAACTCAGCAACTTCTTCTTCTGTTTTGTTTTCAAAAAACAACATTAGATAAACCTTGTAGTGAGCTTTTGACAAAGAAGCTTCGAGCATAGTATTCAAACGCTTTATTGAATCATCAAATTGTATACTAGAGTCTTCTCGCGAATCGATCTCTTTTGCATGATGCTCCATAGACAGAGGCAACTTGATTCCATAACCAGCTTGCTTTTGCTTTGTCCATTTGGCATACTTTTCGCAACTGGTGTTTTGAACTCCGTTGTTGGTCCAAGCGCATATATTGTCACCCATATTAAACTTGCATTGCATGCAGGGTTTAGTATAGTTAGAATAGTTGTTGCGAACTATGTTTTTGATTTGATTGGATGTTACACGCGCAACCCATGGTTCTAAAGGTTGATTTTGATCCCACATGTGCCACTTATTAAATACGTGCAGCTTGACAACTTGAGATACGTCTTCGAAATCAAACCAGCATATAGCTTTTAGTTGCCACTTGCTTTGGAATTTGCGAATGACGCCATCTATAATATCATAGCATTCTTCGTATGTTTTATTAATTGCCACGGCGCGGTTTGGTATTTACAAAATCATCGACACTTGTAGATGATTGTCTTCTCGAACGACTTGGCTGGCTGTTAGACTCTCCAAATATAGAACCCAAAGAAAAGGTCTTGATATCTGTGTCTACTTCCAACTCAAAATCTAATCTTCGAATATTGGGAACACGACTAGAATCAGAGTTGGAAGCATCATCTTCATAATCATCATCATAGTCATCTTCATCATTTACTACACTATTTTTTGCGCGACTTACAGATGGTCCAGTGGCTTGAATACTAAAGGAATTTCCGCATGAAGAACAAAACTTCGGCTTCGCATAGTTATACTCATGCTTTGCGCCGCAACTTGAACAAAAAGTTACACTCATATATAATAATGAGTTTTTATTGCTTTTTTTCAAGTTTTATTTCACGGCACGAAAAGACAAGGCGTCCACCAATAGAGTGTTACATCCGCTGTGTGCGTTGTGGAGCCTTGTCTAAATTATTTACACTGCAATGCCGAGTTTTTCTAGCTTATAAACAATAAACTTTAATATCTCGCTACGCACAATGTCTTCGTGATTGAATGAAAACGTTCTGATGCCGCGACCTTCGCTTTCGTCATCATTGAATGCCGCAAACATATCTTTGAAGCCTGATCGATGACCAATATCGCTTTGCATAAAGTCGCCGCACAAAATAAGCTTTGATCCTTCGCCCACGCGAGTAATAAGAGTTGTGAGTTCTTTAAACGAGAAGTTTTGGCACTCGTCTGCGACAACAATTTTGTTTACCCAGTTTGCGCCGCGCAAAAAGTTGATCGGGACAGAGGAGATTTTCTCCTGATCTTTTAACCACACGACATCTTGCGGCTGAACGATTTCTTCTAGTTTGTCATACAACGGCATGAGAAACGGATCAAACTTTTCGGCAATGTCACCTGGCAAACTACCCAAGCCATGATCGGCACTTTCAGCAATACTACGAACATATAGTAGATCTTTGTCTCTATCAGCAGACATAAGCTGAATAGCGGAGTAGATGGCTAAATAAGTTTTGGAGACACCCGCAGGTCCAGAGATAAACACAATGGAATTTTCGGGGCTTAGGAGTATGTCTAAAAGATGAACTTGTTTTGCGGTAAATTTGAATTTGCGAGCTTTAGTTCTGATCTTATGTTCTAGTTGAGTGAGAACCTCAAGAGAACCCGATTTGACGAGTTTTTTCTTCTGCATCTTCTATTATTTACACGCGACAATCACAGAATAACCTCTCTCATGGAAATATCTCCAGCTAAATTTCCGCCCTCTTGAATGCTCAAGTTTTGACTCATGATCTTTGCCGCCGATGTCATAAACAAACCAGTGGTGATCATGTCTTCGCCAAGAGAGTTTCGCGGCTTGATAGATATGATATCTCCGTAACTTGCGTAGTTGATAAACGCCCCAATGTCTGTGGCCTTGATGCTTAATTCTTTCTCCACTGAATCTAAGAACACATTCGATGCTTGTGTGCCACCAATCGCATACGAGTATGTTCTGCCACAAGCTACTTTATAACTTATACTTTCGCGATTAGCGTCGGAGAGAAGTGTGCCGTCTGTGATCTGTGTATAATAACCATAGGCAATATGATCTTTGAGGTTATCCGCTGGCCATGGAGCTGTAGTCAATAGATACTCTCCAGTTGGTGGCTCTAAACAAGTAAACTCTGCCGACATTGAAATCGGGCCAAAGGGAGTTATTTCTACACTAGCACTGTCAAGGTAACATCTATCAAAAAAAAGACCGCCAAAATAAATATTAGTAGAGATATCTCCTGTTAGATCTGCAAACACGCCCGAAAAGAAATTAAACGTATTACCATCTGTGCCGTTTAGATTGCACACATAACACGACACATTAATTTTGGCACTGAGTGGCCCACCGATTCTAAAGTCGCCCGCTTGATTCGGGGCAAGGGAGCGTGTATTTTGCAACTGGTTTTGAAGTGATATGGAGGTTTGGCTGGCGGGTGCTGCATAGTAGTTTTCAGCATTGCTATTATACGCTGCTACAAGAAGGTTTGAAAAAGTTTTGGACATTTTTTTTGGTTTTTCTGAAATGGGGTGATG